ACAAGTAAAAAGAAAGTTTATTTTTCCCTTAACTTGTATAGGGGGTATGTGTTAAACTTAGGGGGGGGGGTGGATAAGGTCTTTTAAAAGGTATTCAACCCACATTCCTCATAAATTAAATGAAAACAAAGTCTTGCATTGGGCTGAGAAAAAAAGTTTTGAAAAGAAAGTCCGATAAAGCTAACGCTTTATTATTGTATATCGTATAGTAGTTATTGTGCCTTATTTGGATTTAGGTGGGATATTGGTAATAAAGTCCCTTGTACAAAAGTACCAAATGGTTGTATAATATACCATAACTTAAAAGGACTATATCAAATGAGTGTTAATCTGCCAACAAACTGGAAACCAGAAAAATCAAGAGCAATCGACCTACTTGTAACTAATCCAAGCTCTAAAATACAAGAAATATCTCAAGAAGTAGGAGTATCCAAGAACACAATTCGTAACTGGATGAAAGACCCTGAGTTCGTAGAGATATTTTATCAGAAGTATATGGTTACATTTGGGGCTAAACTGCCTATTGTGCTACAAAGTATGATACGAGAAGCAGAGGCTGGTAATGTTCAAGCTGGTAGATTAGTGCTAGAACATTCGGGAAAACTAATTAAGCGAGTTGAAGTAGCAAATAATCAGAGTCCATTTGAAAAATTCTTAAATACTCAGGCATCAGATATGCAAGAAATTGCCGTAATTGATGCAGAAGTTGAAGAAGTCGAACCTGAGTTCACAGTATTACCAGAACGCCCCGTAGTACCCCCAAAAAACCCCTCAAAAGTGCAACAGATTCGTGAGCTAAAAAAGAAAGAAGAGAAGAATCGCAAAAGAAGGGAAGCTAGACATTGGAGAGAAAGAGCAGAAGCTGTAGGGGTGGGAAAACCAGAAAGAGGTAGACAAACAAAAGCTCAAAGAAAAATCTGGCAGGACAAAGTAGAAGCAAGAGAAAGAGCATTAAATATTACCCCCTATGCTGAGAAATAGGGTGGGGTATTTTAAGAAAAGTGCCGTAGAGTAGAATGTAATGCCTATTTTGTTATTCGAGGGTACTGAGATTTCCGATACATATATATTACATATATATAATAGATATATCTTATATACTATGCCGAGATTTAGGCATGGGTAGTTTTAATGCTGTTTTAACAGAAAATGATTTACATTCAGGGCATTGCTCTTTACTAGAATCAAACTTAGTAGATACTACTTCCCAAAACCAACTGCAATTAGTACACAAGCATTGCCTGATTTTATATTTTTTCATGGCAGTCTAACTTTCTCCCCAAATACCTAAGTCACCAGAATGTTTAATTAACTCTTCCCAAACTTCTATATTTATCTCAACTTGTGTTTTTTTGCTGGTTTCTTGAACTGGAGCTATAGTTTTTGCTAAAAATCCCAATATTTCATTGTTCATTCGGTTTATTTCAAAGGAATCAGATGTCTTTTCTTCTAACTCTTTAATAGAGGATTCTAACATCTCCATACATTGCAATAATAATTGTAAGTAATATTTTTCTGTTTTTTCCATCATTTATCCTTATTTTCTTAACGCTTTTTTTATATCTTCAGAAAATTGTTTGTCTAATTTCTGTTTATCCTTAGCTGTAGTTGATATAAATGGTCTTGCGACAGCAAATACTCCATAAGGAGGTTGAAATCCATCATTTTGCTCTTTTCCGTAGCCTTTCATAGATAAAACATTGTCTTTGCTTTTAATACTATTGTATAAAGCACCAGTTTCAAACAAGGGTGCAACACTATTATTACCTTTTGCTTTTCTTAGTGCTAAGGTACTACTTCTTAAGGGGGTTAATGGCTTCCCATCCACTCCAGTACCATTATCTATGTTAGACTTTGATCCTTCTTCAGCACCTTTTGCGTAAGCAGAAGTATATTTCTTAATTGCTTTTGGCAATTCCCTAGCAAGCTTACCAAAGTCAAAATTAACTTTTGCTTTAATTTCCATTTACTGGCTCAACTGATTCAGACTCATTTTTGTTTTTATTTTCATCTATAATTGCCTGTGCTTGATTAAGAGTCAAATCTTTATTATCTCTAACCATAATCTTAGCTCTAGTCATTAGATTGTTTTTTATGTCAAACTCGTCTTTCATTATTTGATCCTGAACTGTCTTTGGGTATTCTACTTCTTGAAAGTCTACACCAAACTCTTCTGGTAATGCAATACCATTATATTCTGCTATAGCACGCTCTACTTTATAAAAGTCTTGTTCGTATAATCTCCATAAAGCTATATCATCGTAATAATCTTCTTTACGCTCCATGTCTTTAATCATAAGTGATATACCACTAGGGACTTCACCACCACTTTCTGCCCATTGTATCCATAGATGATTATTTGATGCAACTAATTCCATTTGAAATTTAATATTATTAATAGCCTCTTCTATATTACCATTTGGGCTTGTTATATTGTAAGCACCATCTTCACCCATATCTAGGATTGTATTTGAGCCTGCTCTAAGCATACTTTGATCTGCTCTTAACCCTGTAACCCATGGCTGACCAAACATATTGAATCTCATTCCAAGATTCATTTCCGTTAGTGCAATGTTTATTTGCTCATTACAATTAACAATATCAGAAGCACCTTCTACAAAAAAAGAATCAATCTGATCTTCTCTGTGAGTAAAAACAAAGGGTAATACCCCATAAGGATTATCCTGCTCATCTAATGTTTTACCTGCTTCATCCATAATTCCGTACTTATCATTAGTCCAATATTCCCATTGCAAAGAATCTGCATTGGAAAGGTCTGATACATTATTTAATAATGGATAAATAATCCCTGCTGGTTCAAATGGATTTTCTTCAAAATAAGACTCAAAGTAATACAAAGGTCTGTAATCAAACTTTCCATCTGCCCAGTATATCCTATTTGCTATTGTTCCTAACAACCTAGTCATTCTTTCTGAATGTTTCATTCTTACATCTTTTGCAGGAATTAATGCTTCGTATTGCTCTGTTTTCTCCCCAACATTTCGTTTAGCACCCAATGTATATATTCTACTAATTTTATTAATAAATTTTCTTGTAAAATTTGTTAAAGTAGGTGGTATTTCTGAAAAAGCATCTCCATTAAAATAAGTATTAATATATTGATCTGTAGACAACCCAGAATAATAGTCAAGATATTTTCTTATTTCACTTCTTCTTTCATGTGACATCATTAGTTTTGCTTCTAATAATTTTTCTTTCAGCATTTGTTCAATCATCTTTGAATCCTTTTCATTTCTGTGTTTTTCATTGGAAATCTATTAATAATAAAATACCTAAAAGCATCATTACCATGGTCATGGTATCCATCTTTAATAGGTTCTTCTTTTATAGGTTTGCCATCTTGACTTTCAGGATACCTATACTCTTCAAAATCTTCTATTACATCTAAGCATCTTTTATCTACATGGATTCTCCTAATACCATTAGCACTTTCAAAAAATCCTCTTGTATATGCGACACTAGCTATAATATTTCTACTCATTCTATCTCTCGTTGATACTACTCCGATTCCACTACGCCTAAAAATTTCCATATCTCCTGCTCCACTTTGTCCTTGAACATTTGCACCAGCAGGATCACCATAATAACTAACTATGGGATAACCTTTAGTTTTAATCATTTTAATTAAATCTTCTGTTTTAACATTTTTCTTATGCAAAATTGAATCAAAAATTTTAATATGCTCAATACCATTTTCCCAGTAAGTTTGACAAAATATGACTGCTGGCATACGATAGCCAAAGTCAATAGTGCAATATGCAGGTAAATTAGGATTATAGGGAAACTCTCCTACATCAAGGTCACGATTAAAATCCCAAACCTTTCCCTCAAATACTGAAAACTCTGCTCCAAATTCTTGACCGAATAATTCTTTCGACATATTTCTTTTTCTTTCTACAATAGCAGGGTCATTTAATCCTTGTGGGAACTCATGCTGATTTACCCAAGATGGAGATGAGTGACTTTCCCATAACGGATCATTCGCTCCTAGTTTAAACAAATCGTATATCCAGTTTCTTCCTTCTGGTGTTGTAATAAAAATAACCTTTCCTTTTCTGCCTGCAACTGTTGGAGATAAATACATATCCCAAATCTTTTTATTCATCTTGGCTACCTCATCTATAACCAAGAGGTCGCAACCTTCACCCACAAGAGAATCTGGATTATCTGCTGACATTCCCTCAACAGTAGTACCCCATTTAAAACGGATATACATATCCTTTTCAGATGCTTTATCTACATCTTCTCCATGACCTATAACCATTCGTTGCCACACTTCTCTAAAGATTAATCTAGCTTTTCTGTAGGACATTCCTACAAGCCAAATACGCTTATTAGGCTGAGATGCAACAAAGGTTGCCTCCATAGCACTTGCCCAAGTCTTCCCAAACCTTCTCCCACAGACTACTACTTGAAATCTAGCATCCTGTTTCTGGGGGTAATGAAGTGCTAATTGCCCATTGTGTGGTTCGTATCCTAAATAGTCAAACCATCTTTTTTTAAATTCGTAATTTTTTTCTTGCATTAGATCACTTTTATAACTTACATTATACTATCTATTTAATGCAAGGTTTATTCTTGCAATTAACCAACTCACTTAAGAGGTAAAAATGTCAGAAGAACAGACCATCGAGCCAGATGTAAAACAGGAAACCGACACACAAGTCGAAAACAATGTACAAGATGCTATTCCACGCTCAAGGCTAAACGAAGTAATCTCGCAAAAAAAAGAACTTGAAATAAAGTTAAATGAGATGAAAACTATAGTAGAGGAAAAGCAAAGGGCAGAACTTGAAGAACAAGGTAAATTATCTGAACTAAATTCAGTATTATCAAAAGAAAATAGCGAACTAAAGGTAATAAAAACCCAGTTTGAATCTCAAGATAATAGATTAAGGAACGATGCTTTATTGAAACTGCCAGAAGATAAAAGAGAAAAATTCGCCAATTTACCTACAGACTCTCTTTTAGATGTAGTTGAAGAGTTATTATCATCTAAGAACAATCCACAAAATAATATTGGAACTGTTTCTAGGAAAGATGTTGATTTTAAAAATATATCTAAAGAAGAAAGAAGAGATAATTGGAGTTCTATTCTCAATAATTTTAAAAGATAACTTAAGGAGTAAAGATAATGGCTTTTTCCGATCCATTTGATACAAACGTACACTCAGGAGGTACTGGAGCAGTAACACCAAATATTGCTGACCAGTTTATCCCTGAAGTCTGGGGGCAGGCTATTTTAGAAGCTTTCCAGAAAAAAATAATGATGAAGAATGTCGGTATTGATTTGTCACCAGAAATTACGAATCAAGGCGATAAGATTCATTTACCACATATTGGTGTTCCAGCACTTAGTGCTTTTACGCAGGGTGGTGAAATAGCTAGTGATGTAACAAGTGCTGGTAGTATGACAAGTGATGAGACTTCTTTAACTGTTTCTGAGTATAATGTAGGTTCTGCTTACATTCCAGACATTGTTAATGTTCAGTCTAACTATGACTTGATGGAAATTTATGCAAAACAGTTAGCGTATGCTTGTGCTAGAGGTTTTGATAACTTCTTACACTATCAAGTTGCTAATAACTTGCAAGGACTTCTTTCTAGTGCGACTGGTGCAGTTGGTGCAGATGCCAACACTTCAATGCACGTAGCTACTGCTGGTTCAGTTCTTTCACAAGCTAACTTAACCTCATTAATGGGATTAATACTTGGAGAAACAGGCGATACAGAAGGTTGGAACTTGGTACTATCTCCAGATATGTATGCAAGCTTAAACTCTCTAACTAGCTACTCACAAGGTACTCAAGCTACACTAGGTGCTGATTTTGGCAAAACTGGTAATGCTGGAGCTATTTTAGGGATGCCAGTTTGGATTGCACAATCACCTTATATGGGTTCTGCTTCTGGTGGAGCTGATGTAAGTGCTGATGTTACCAAAGGAATCAAGGCTCTTGCTGATCTTGAAACTGATGGAACAAATAATAATGATATTGTATATGGATATGCAATTCATGAATCTGCACTTTACTATGCTTTTTCTAAAGAAGCTAAAATGCAGGCTTCTTACAGGCACTCTTACTTATCTACACTCGTAACTTGCGAGTCTGTATATGGTGGTGCTGTTAGAAATGCAGATGCAGATGGAGAACGTAGAATCTTTGCTTTAGTAGATTACGAAGCATAATTACTGCAAATAGGAATCTATGGGGGGGAATTTATTTTCCCCCTATAGAGTAATAAAATTTAAACAATATGCCCATGAGATTTGCCAAGCTCGGTAAGGCATGAAGGAGAAACAAGATGGCTGGTATACAACACTTTAGTGTAATTGAATCAAATAATGTAGGTCTAGGTCAAGGTGGTTGCATCTTTGAAGATGGAACAACTGCTATTACTGGTAAAACTATTGTCGCAATACAATTTTTAGCTGATTCAACTTTTACAACTCTTACACCTGAAAGCTCAAGTTATATAGGAACAAGTGGTGGTAGTGGGGATGCAATAGACTCATCCAATACATTTCCACAAGGGATGACAGTTTTTGGTCGCTGGACAGGATTTACTCTTGCTAGTGGTACTGTAATAATTTACTTAGGTTAGCAGATGCTTGGTCTAGGGCTGTCTTTAATTAAAGGGGCAGGTAAAAATGTAGGTGCATTTCTTTCTTACATAAAAGACTCACTCAAGCTTTATTATCGTTTTTATGATAACGATCCAGAACTACTCCTATCTGGTGCTACCTCTTTTGATGGTACTGGCGATTATATTCAGTTAGCAAGTGATGGAACAGGAAAATTTAATAAACAGAATTTTACTATTTCAGCATGGGTTAAAATATCAGATAATGGTTGGAATCCAATTTTTTCATATGATTTTACATCTCATGCAAGTCCCTATTACGCTTTAAGTGTGTTATCAGTAGCAACTGATAGCTTCTTGAGTATGAGGCTTAATAATAATGGATCAAATTTTGAAGTAGTAACATCTGAATCAATACCAGTTAATGTTTGGACTCATATTGCAGTAAGTAACACTAATGGCTCTCAAAAATTATATATAAATGGATCACTAAAAAAATCTGCAACTAATACAGCTACAATAACATATTACAATCAAGAGGTATGGGTAGGTAAGAATAATTTCGCTACAATAAATGGATCTATTAGTTCTTTAGGATTTTGGGAAAGAGTTTTATCTTTATCTGAAATAGAATCTATCTACTGGAAAGGACAATATGCAGATTTAAAAGGTACTGAATTAACCAATCTGGTTAGCTGGTATAATTTAAGTGCAGATGCTAATGATAGTACAGGAACAAATAATGGTACAAACAATGGTGCAACCTTTTTAACAGATGCCTATTCTGCCAGTTCTCCTTTCTTACCAAGAATCCAAGATAAAGCTACACCAAAAGGTGCAGTAGCATTAGCAAGTGGTAGTTCCTCTTTTGATGGGAGTGATGATTATATATCTTTTCCTTTCCAAGAATCTGGTAGCTACACTATTTCAGCATGGTTTAAGTTAGATGTTGCTCAAACTTCCATAGTAGTTAATTGGGGGGATCAAGCTACTGGTGAAAGAAGAAGTTTATTAATATGGAATGGTGGTTCTGGTGGATATCATGTATATAGTAGTACCTATGGAAGTAATATTGCTGGTTCAACAGTATTATCTACTGGTGTATGGTATCATGCTTCTGTTACTGTAGATGTTTCAGATGGTAGTGCTAAAATTTATTTAAATGGTTCTCTTGATGGTAGTGGCACAAATACAATTAATAGCTTTACTGGAACAACAGGAGAGATAGGTAGGCAACCAGATGGTGAATATTTTGAAGGCTCTCTTGCAAATGTAGCTATTTATTCGGATGTAAAAACCCAAAGCCAGATACAAGATATTATGTTCTCTTCTTATAGCACATTAACAAGTGCATTAAAGACTAACCTTGTAAGCTGGTATGATCTTGGGACAAATGTAGAAGATTCTCATGGTTCTAATGATGGTACAAATAATGGAGCTACTATTAACACAGGATACACATCCTCACCAAGTGGTGTAGCTGATCCATTAAACTATGGAGAAGTCTATGGTGGGAATGCAGTTAGCTTTGATGGTAGTAATGATTATATAGATACTGGAACAGCATTCAGTAATACAAATCATACTATATCTACATGGGTAAATGCATCAGCCACAGGTGGAGCAGTTTTTGATAATAGAGATGCAAATGATGATGGTATTCGATTTTTATATGATAGTAACCTTACTTATCAATTAAATTCAAGTGATATAACTGTATCAAATCCAAGTTTAAATACTTGGCATCATATAGCTTGTACTTATGATGGTACTACTCAAAAGCTATATTTAAATGGTTCTTTAGTAGCCTCTGCCTCTACATCTCAAACTGTTTCTGTTTCTCAAAATTTAATAATTGGAAAACAAAGTTATAGTGATGTTGCATATTTTAATGGATCAATAAACAATTTAAAAATCTTTAACACAGCTTTAACTCAAGATCAAGTTAGAGAGTTATACACAAAGCCAGAATTAACCTTACCTACTGGTATAGCTTCATCAGCATTAAAGTTAGATATGCCAATGCAAGAAGGTTCTGGAACTGCAATATTAGATGGCTCTGGTAATCAGAATCATGGTACAGGAAGTGGAATCACTTGGGCAACTGGGCAAGAGTATGGCTTCCAACATCCATTAGTAAGAAGTAATAATCCTATGGTTTTTGATGGTGCTGATGATAAAGTTTCAGTTGGAACACCTTCTGCTTTAAATAACATATTTACAGGTGGTGGTACTCTTTCTGCTTGGATTAATCCAAAAAGTGATGGACAAAATAATGCTGGACAGGCTTTTGATAAAGTTTCAGTTGGAACACCTTCTGCTTTAAATAACATATTTACAGGTGGTGGTACTCTTTCTGCTTGGATTAATCCAAAAAGTGATGGACAAAATAATGCTGGACAGGCTTTTGATAAATCTAAATATGCTTTTCAAGTTATTAGTGAAAGCTCTGGAAATGTAAAAGTTCAATTTGCTGTAACTTTATCTGGTGGGGCAGCAAGATGGGAAACACCATTAAGCGTTCCTTTAAATACTTGGACTCATATATTAGTAACCTATGATAGTGATAACCCAACAACTGATCCAATTATATATCTTAATGGCTCTGCTGTTACTTTAACTGAAACGATTGCACCTTCTGGAACTCATGTTTCTGATGCAAGTTCTAATTTAATTTTAGGCAATCGAAATGATGGCGTTACAACTTTTGATGGATTGCTAAATGATTTAGCTATTTGGAGTTCAACCTTAACAGCCAATGAAGTCACAGCTTTATACAACTCTGGACTACCTTTACTACCTACAGCAGATAGTGGTAACTATGCAAGTTCAAGCGATTTAGTAGGATATTGGAGAAATGATGGTGTTACTACTTGGTTAGATAGAAGTACAAACTCTAACAATGGTACAGTATCTGGATCACCAGCATCAATCATAGTTCCAGAAGGACTTAATGAAGGCAGAGATTCACAAGGCTACTACTTTTCAGATACAGACTCAATATCAAGTGGTGTCAGATTCAAAGGTGCAGAGTATATAGATATTGGAAAATCAGAAGCGTATCCTTTTAAGGGTGGTCAAAACTTACCTTTTTCTGTTGAGGCTTGGGTTAAAATGAATGACCTAACTGCATTCAATGGAGTTATAGGCAATTCTGGAGAATGTTTTTATATAAGGCTGTTTAGTAATGGTAGAATAGAAGTGTTTTTGAAAGGAAGTGGAGGTGGATATATAAAGCAAGAAGTTTCTTCCGTTACTTCTGCTGGATGGCATCACCTATGCGTTACTTATGATGGCTCTGGTAATCGTGATAATATTAATATTTTTTGGGACTCTACAGAGCAATCTAATGCACCTTCTTCAAGTGGTACTTATACATCTCTTGCCACTACTGCCAACAATTTACAAATCGGTACAATTAATGGTGGTTCTTATTTTGGAGGATCATTAGACGAAATAAAAATATATGATAAAGTTTTATCTAATGCAGAAATCTTAAAGAATTACAACAATGGAAAATCAGCACATACTAATTAAGGATTAACATGAAAGGTCAATATACACATTATTTAAAAATACCAAACACAGAGCAAGGTTTAGGTTTACGCATTACAGATCGTTATGATTGGCAGACATTCACCTATACAGAAGTAGAAAGAACTGGTACTCGTGATGTAATGGTAGAACTACCAACAGAAGATGATTTAAAGGCGGATATTCAGTCCTTTATGGCTACACATTCTATAAGTGGAAGTGGAACAAAGGCAGACTTAATTGAAGCTATTTTAGGACATATAATGGAGAATGGACATCCAACAGTAAGTGAGTCGTATACTTACATGGCAGAGGTGGTTGATGAGACTACAGATCACGAGGCTAAAGTATCGGATCTTATTTCCAGACATCCTCATTACTTTGCTCAAAGAATTAGTGCTGATGATTCAGAATTTGTAATAAAAGGTGATTGGACATTAGCAGAATTAAATGCATTACCAAGTGGAGTTGGGGCATACACGAATGAAGAAGTTAAAGCCTACATTGAAGATTCATCAGCATGGGAAGCTGGTGAATAAAACTATTAAAAAATTAAAGAATGGAGATTTTGAAGTTGATACAAGTTATAATATCCCTGTTCAGTATATTTATGTTAAGTAGCTGTACAAGTGGTTGGTCGGTTGGTAGTTTTGAATTGAGTCCAGAAGAT